TTGATTCTTTTGATATAAATTCGTCTATGATAAAATAGTTATCACCATCTGTACCTATAACGACAAATACATTCTCATCACGGTATCCAACGTCTAGACCTGCAATAACTTCTGAAAAACGTTCGCCTACAAAGTCTCCTATATGCCTATCTTCGTCTAAATCTAAATAAATCTGTGCTTCTGTAGTTGTCCACTCACACTCATATTCTTGTAAATAAAGAGCTTTGGTAATCGACCTTTTAGCCTCTTCAACGTCTTTTTCAGATAAGAGAGGGTTAGAGCGCCAAGTGTGAATAGAAGCAGCCCAATCGGGATACTCAGGGTCATTTCCTCTTAGAAAATAATCATAGAGATAATTACCTTTACCACGAGGAGTTGAAATCCACAAACACCGAGAATCTTGAAAAGTAGAGAGAGCAGGACGCAAATCACGTGTGTAATATTCTTCATTAGGAATAATAGCTGCCTCATCAACAATTAGTAGATTTGCAGCGCGGCCAACAAGAGAGTCACGATTATTAGCAGAAAGCAGTCTAAATATCGAACCGTTTATCAGTTTTATAACTTTGTCTTTTTGATTATAGCGGTCAACTTCTATCTCAAGTTGCTTGATAAGATCACCTACATAATCCCAAATAATTGACGATAGAGAAAAGTTAGGAGCAACAACCATTACTTGTTGTCCAGGTTCTAGAAGCTTTGCAAAAGCAAGAATAGCAGCAGCATATGATTTACCTGTACGACGAGCAGCAATATGAACACAAAAGCGTGAAGAATCTAAATTCTCTACCATTGCCCATTGTGATTCATTAAATTGTACAGGAGTGGGAAGTTTGTCTAAAAGACGTTGGATTTTGATACGAAAAAATTTATCACTCATCTAGGAAATACATTAAAAATCATTGTGGAAACAGAAATTAAAGTTACTGCGAGACCACCTACCCATAAAAGAGTTTTCAAAGAGGCTTTACCTGTAGTAGCTAACTCACCGATATTCTCTATTTCTTTATCCATTTTACACATTTGTGTTTCCATACGTTCAAACATTTTAACAATGTGTAGATAGCGCTCTTCACAAACAGCTTCGTGTGACTGAATCTCTGCTTTATTATTTTGTGAGCGTTCATGAAGTCGCTCAATCTCAATTTGTATTTGGTCTAGTTCACGACTATCAGACATTACATCACCTTAAATTTTAATTATATAATTCACTACTTCTGTTGGTAGTGTAGTATTCACTGAAAAGTTATTTACAGTTAAAGAAGGAACTGTAAGTGCTGGAATAGATAGACCCGGAACAGACAAGGCTGGAATAGATAGTCCGGGAACAGACAGACCAGGAACAGATAGACCAGGAACTGAATGAGTATGGTTATTAACTGTTAGTGAGGGTATAGAGTGTGTGTGATTGTTAACTGTTAGGGACGGAATAGTTAACCCTGGAACTGAATGAGTATGGTTGTTCACGGTTAGAGAAGGTATGGTCAGAGCAGGAATAGACAGACCAGGAACAGACAGACCAGGAACTGAATGAGTATGGTTTGTTTGGTTTACCGATGTTACAATACCGATCTGTGTTGTATCTTTAGTACCTGCACCAAGAGTGTCGTTTCTGTTGGCTACTCCCACAGTCAAGTCTCCAGCACCTTCAGCACCAGTAGTTCCGCCGCCAGTAGTTGAAGTACCAGTAGTACCAGTACCTGTGTTTGTCGCTACGGTAGAAGATTGAGAGTTTCCAGAAGTACCACTAGCAGTAGTTGAGGCAGCAGTGGTAGAGGTGGAGTTTCCTGTATTTGTTGCTACAGTAGTAGAGGTAGAGTTCCCAGAAGTTCCAGTACCAGTAGTACCAGTACCAGTAGTACCAGTACCTGTAGTTCCAGTGCCTGTGTTGTCTGAGCCAGTAGTTCCAGTGCCTGTGTTTGAAGCAGCTGTTGTAACACCTGATTTAGTAGCTGAAGCTAAGACGCTGCTTGCAGCAGCAGATCCTGTAGTAGTACCAAGAGTACTATTGTTTGTACCCTTACCTAGAGGAACTTTATCACGAAGATCAGGCACATTAAACGTTGAAGAGCCATCACCAGCTCCATACCCAGTACCAATTACAGCAAATAAACGGGCATAGGTTGAACGAGAAACAGCAGAGTCATCACAAAGAAGCCAGCCGGTAGGAGCGGAAGCCGCACCGTAAGCAACAATCGTACCTGAAGGAATAAGTTCAGCACCACCTCCAGTAGAACCATCATGGATTCTTATGTTATTTGTATCTGTATCAAGAGAAATCTCACCCGCAAGCCCTGTATAAGAGTTGTTCTGAGCTGAGGTTCCTCGTCTAAATTGTAGCTGTGTAGCCATGCTTTACTCCTTAAAGTGTTCCTAAATCGAATTTGCCTGTAATTGAAAATGTGTTTGAAGCATTAGTTCCTATTGACACATTACCTATAAATTGAGACTCAACTCCTTGAGTTTTATCTATAGTTAAATATTCTAAACCATTAGATATAAGAGACACGGCAGGATCTATGATAGAAACTGCAGAATCGCCATCTACAATTCCATTAGAACTCAGGCCGTTAAAAGTACCTGCTGTAATTGTGCCTACAACAATATTTCCTGTAGTCGATCCGTCTCCTACAGTAACAGTAGCGTTAGCTAGAACTTCAAATTTTGAGCGGGCATCAATGCCTAACCCGCCGCTAAATGGTGAAACTTTTGTACTCATAATAACCTTTCTATCATAATTTTAACCAGTGGTCAAATTAATTATGAGAATGCTCCTAAATCTAGCTTTCCTACTATAGTAACTGTATTCGAAGCATTAGTACCTATTACTACGTTACCGTCAATATCTACTTCGCGAATAAAGGTAACATCTCCATTAGCGTCTGCTGTTACAGCTTTTGACGCTGCTACCGTTCCTAAAGTGAGACCATCAAGATATCCTAGCTCTGTTGGAGTAACTCCGCTAGATACAGCTATTTTACCAGAACCGTCAGTAATCATAACTCTATCAGTTGTTAAATTGCCTGTAAGTACGGTAGATATTGCCCCAGCTATATTAGCAACTCGTCTAGCTTCTACAGCAGTAGTAATAGTAGCGTTAGCAGTGATTCTAGCTTGAAGAGCTGTATCTTCTGCAGCAGTTCCTTTTGCGTCTAATTGATCTTGAATAGCGCTAGAAACTCCAGAAACATACCCTAGCTCTGTAGCAGTAACAGCTGATACAGCGACTTTTCCAGAGCCATCAGAAGCAAGAGCACGAGATGCGGTAAGATTAGTATCATCAATTGTTGTGGCGGCACCAGTGATAGTAGCTTGTTTAGAGTTTAGTTGAGTTTGAATCGCGCTAGAAACACTAGCAAGATATCCTAGCTCTGTAGCAGTAACAGCCGAAACTGCTACTTTACCCGATCCATCCGATGCTAAAGCGCGTGAAGCTGTTAAATTGCCTGTTGTAATTGTAGATACTGCACCTGCTATATTAGCTACGCGTCTAGCTTCTACAGCAGTAGTAATAGTAGCGTTAGCAGCTATTCTAGCTTGAAGAGCTGTATCCTCGTCATTCATTATTGTAACGTTAGCAACTCGTCTAGCTTCTACTGCAGTAGTAATAGTAGCGTTAGCAGTAATTCTAGCTTGAAGAGCTGTATCTTCGTTAGTAAATGCAGTAACGTTAGTTGTCAGTCTTGATTGTAACGCTGTATCTGCGTTAGTAAGAGTGGTAACATTTGCAGAAATAGCGTCTTGAACAGAAGTTCCATCAAACTTAACAGTAGCTGCGTCTATGATACCTACACTTAAGTTAGAAGCAGTAACAGGAGATAGTGATGTGTTAGAACTAGGATCTAAAGTGTCTGATAATTTAAATGTTGTAGCTGACTCATCATAGAAAAATGCCGCGTTACCCTGAGTTCCACGATTGAATAAGAAACCAATATCTTGGGAAGGTGTACCTGTAGTTCCATTGGCTAACATAACAATGGTATCATTGATTTCCTTATTAGTACTATTTAAGGCGACTGTTTCACCAGTAACAGTTAAGTTACCTGTGACAATTACGTCATCAGTAAATGTGGTCGCAATATTATTAGCAGCTCGTCTTGCCTCAATTGCATTAAGCTGAGTTTGGATATCCCCAGTTACTCCACTGACACGGTTTAATTCTGCTAGAGTTGTAGTAGCAACGGCAACTTTTCCTGAACCATCTGAGGCTAAGGCGCGAGATGCGGTAAGATTGCCTGTTGTAATTGTCGAAACAGCACCAGCAATGTTAGCTACACGCCTAGCTTCTACACCGTCTGACCCACCACTTGCAGTAGAAACGTTATCTTGAACTAAATCAATATTAGCCTGCAGTCGTGTAAAGGTTACAAAGTCATTAGCAGCTGCTACAAGAGTATTAGCAGCTATTCTAGCTTGAAGCGCTGTGTCTTCGTTAGTAAACGCTGTAACGTTTGTAGCTAAACGAGACTGTAAAGCTGTGTCTTCATTTAAAAAGAGTGTAACATTAGTTGTTAATCTTGATTGAATTGCTGTATCTTCTGCATCACTCAAGGTAACATTAGCTGCACGACGAGTCTCTAAAGCTGTTACGTCAGCAGCAATAGCATCAGCATTACCGTCTAAAACATTAATATTATCTTGGAGAGTGTCTAAGTTTGTTACAACAGAAATATTAGCAGCATTAGTAATACGTCCAGTTGCATCAATAGTAACTGCAGCTACGTTTGTAACACCACCAGACACACCACCATACAAACCAGGACTAACAGCTGTATCATCTAAATCAATTGTAACTGTGTTAGAAGAAACTGTGGTAGTAATTCCTGTGTCGCCTAAAAATACAAGTTCTTCGGTACCTACCGTTACATCATCATTTGTACCACCATCTCCACGTATTCCTAAAGTGACAGAAATAGCAGCTACATTATCTTGAACGATATCAAGGTTAGCATTTAAACGGGTTTCTGTATCAGATGCAGTGCCTACGGACACAGTAGCAACATTGTCTTGTACTAGATCAATATTTGCTTGGAGACGAGTAAAGGTTATAAAGTCATTTGAGGCTGCTACAAGAGTATTAGCTGCGATTCTAGCTTGTAAGGCTGTATCTTCGTTAGTAAGGAGAGTAATATTAGCGCCTAAACGAGTATCAGTGCTAGCAACATTTGCTTCAACAGCATCTACGTTACCAGATACAACGTTTATATTAGCATTTAATTGAGTATAGGTGACAAAATCATTCGCATCTGACAAACCAGTCAGTGATGCGATTGTAACTTTTTTAGTAGAATCATTATTGATATCAACGATCGGTAACACATCATTTGTGGCGAGATCGACTGCCGCAAGTTCTGTGAGATCGGTAATTTTTACGTTTGCCATTTAAATTCCTTTTGCCCTAAGAGAACATATTTCATGTATTGTCGCACAACACTGTTAGACTGTCAAAATGAAAAATGATTAACTCTTACGTTGGGTAATAATTGTACGATTATTTTGAGTTTGAAGTGCTCGTCCATCTTGACTTATAAAGCTATTGCCAGATGTCTCAACATCTTGTTCTAACAGCAGTACCTGATTTGGATTTTGGTTGAGTGCGAAGAATCTGCCATCTTGAGTGGTAATTGCATCAAGACCAAGAGAAACAAGAGTATCTGTAATTTTATCAGACTGCTCAACTGCGATAAATCTTAGATCCTGATCTTGTAAAGTGCGGCCGTCTTGAGTTATAATAAAGTCTAGATCAGTGATCACATCGCCAAATACTCGACGAATTGCTGAAGTAGATAATACTAGGCGACTAACTCCTAAAGGCATTAGTCTCTCTCAGAGATGTAAAGCGTCCCTGCTGTTTGCGCCTGAATGACTGCTACATATTTATCATTTTCTGCAGGATCTGTCTCAGCTCCTAAAGAGATGTCATAAGGAATAGAACCAGATAAAAAATGAGAGTTGGACGTGTTAGCCTCAACTCCAGAATCTCCAATTTCAACAAAACAGTCTTGAGTTGAAAAAAGAGTTACCACACGCACTGAGTTTGAAATTTGTGGAGAAGTGTTAGATGAAGAGGTAAAAGGAACTTGTAGTCCTCGATTAGGACGCAAGGCTAACACAGGAATTGGATCATTTCCGTCATCGCGTGGTTGTTTACTCATTATAGTCTCCTTTAGTCTAATTATGCTGTAAGTTGGATTGACTGTCCAATGCAATTTTGTGCGCGGGGTGTGTCATCCATCGTTTTCAAACCGAGCGCGAAGCGCTCGCAAATTTTTTTGTCTCTCGGTCCATGGCGTTCTCATCTTTTCATGTCCAACGTGGAGTTCAATAAAGTTGTTCATCCACATAGAGGGATGAGGTTGATCCTCAGCATCCACGGGAGGAGAGCAATCCCAATTGTCACTAGGGTCAACCATATCTTCAGTATAACGACGTGTATAGTCTGGTTCTCCGTCTACCAGGGGTACTTTATGACCATCACAGTCATAGGTCCAATCTTGATTGTCTGGATCTATTGTAAAACCCACCCCATAAGAGTCAACTATATAGTTTGTCATCGGTATGTTCCATTCGATACTCATCGCTCA